AATGCTGCACCATTAGCACAACCAGACCATAACTTAGAAGATGAGACTAACTTTAAATTTAAAGATGACCCTCGTAAAAAGATTATTGTTTATGAATACTGGGGTTACTGGGATATTAATGATACTGGTGAAGTAGAGCCGTTTATAGCTACATGGGTAGGTGATGTATTAATTAGAATGGAAGCTAACCCGTTTCCTGATAAAAAGCTACCATTTGTATCAGTTCAGTATTTACCAGTGCGTAAGCACATCTATGGTGAACCAGATGGTGCATTACTAGAAGACAACCAAAAGATTATTGGTGCTGTAACACGAGGTATGATTGATATTATTGGTAGGTCTGCTAATGGACAGATGGGTATCCGTAAAGATGCTTTAGATGTTACCAATGCACGTAAGTTTGAACAAGGTGCCGATTATAAGTTTAATTCTAATGTAGACCCTAGACAAGCTTTTCATATGGACGTATATCCTGAAATACCTCAAAGTGCTTTGAATATGCTTAATCTTCAAAATAACGAAGCTGAATCATTAACAGGTGTTAAAGCATTTAATAGTGGTATTAGTGGAGCAGCCTTGGGTAACACAGCCACAGGTATTAGAAGTGCATTAGATGCAGCTTCTAAACGTGAGCTAGGAATACTTAGAAGATTAGCTGATGGTATTAATCAAATAGGTCGTAAGATTATATCTATGAACTCTGAGTTCTTATCTGACCAAGAGATTATAAGAGTAACTAACGAAGAGTTTGTTGCTATTAATAGGGAAGACTTAGGTGGCATGTATGATATTAAACTAAACATTTCTACTGCTGAGGCAGATAACGAGAAGGCTCAAGAGCTATCGTTCATGTTACAAACTATGGGTAACAATATGGATCCATCTATGTCACAAATTATATTATCTGACATAGCTAGATTACGTAAGATGCCTGAATTATCTAAACAAATTAAAGAATATCAACCACAACCTAATCCAATGGCTGAACAAAGAGCACAGATGGAAATGCAACTATTGCAAGCTCAGATTGCTAATGAAACTGCTAAAGCACAAGAAAACACAGTTGATGTTGAATACAAGAAGGCTAAGACTCAAACAGAAATGTCTAAGTCTAGAAATATAAACAGTAAGTCTGATTTAGAGGATTTAAACTTTGTAGAACAAGAGTCTGGAGTTGGTAGACAACATGAAGAGAATATGAAAGGAATGGATCAACAAAACACCATGGATAACAAGTTTGCTGATGCAATCATTAATGACTCTAACTAAAATGGAAGGCAATGTTAGAAAAAATCGTGATATAATCGCGAAAATGGATAGGTTGTATGAAAAGATAATTTATCTAAAAAGTAGAAAAGATTTGTTATTTAAAATATTAACAATACTTTGTTTTTATCTCAATAAGAGGACACACGATGAGCACAGACCAAGAGTTACAAGACTTAGAAGATAGTATGAATGATGCTAAGCATTTCATTGATATTAAAGACAGTACTATAAAACTATTCAAAAATAAAGAGTTTAAAAAGGTAGTAGTTGATTATTACTTTAAAGAAGAAGCAGCTAGGTTAGTTATGGCAAAAGCTAGTTCTTTAACCACCGAACAACAAACCTTAATTGACAATATGATTTATGGTATTGGTGCATTAAGTAACTTTTTTGATAGCGTACTTACTAGAGGTATGCAAGCAGAACAAGCGTTAAGAGAAGATGAAGACGCTAGAACTGAAATTCTACAGGAGGACTTAAGCTAATGGCTGAAGTAAATAGTCCCCTAGGAATGGATGACGAAGAATTCCTAAAACAAGATTTAAGTGAACTTGAAGCTGCATTGATAGAACAAGAAGAAGCTCAAGAATTTACTGACCAAATTGATACTTCTAAAGAAGAGCAAACTTCTGAAGAAGTAACAAGTGAAGATTCGGAGGAAACTGATGATGAGGTTGACCCTTATGATAAGACTGAAGAATCTGAAAGTAACGATGAAGAATCTGAAGAAGAGATATTAGAAGATGAAGTAGCTGACCTGGAAGAGGATACTCAACCAGAAGCCGAAACATTAGAAGATGCTGAAGACACAGAGTCTGACGATACAGATGTGACTGATGATACCGAAACAGCTAAGAAAGAGGATACTCAAGAAAAAGCTGGAATAGATTTTGAAGAAGCATATAAACGGATAATGTCACCGTTTAAAGCTAGTAAGAGGATGATGCAAGTTGATAACATTGACGATGCTATATCCCTAATGCAAAAAGGTGCTGACTATCATAGTAAGATGAAGACTCTAAGTCCAAATCTGAAGATGGTGAGTATGTTAGAGAAAGAAGGTTTGTTAAACCAAGATAAACTTAACAACCTAATCGATATCTCTAAAAAGAATCCTCAAGCAATTGCTAAGCTTTTAAAAGAGAGTGGTATTGATCCGTTAGATATAGATACTGATGAGGAAGTAACATACAAGCCTACTAATTATGGCGTAAGTGATAAAGAGTTCAAGATAAATCAAGCAATTGATGATATTAAAGAAACTCCATCTTTTGATAAGACTATAAATATCTTAGCAAAAGAGTGGGATAACGAAAGCAAAAACTTAATATCTGATAACCCTGAAATTATCTCGATTATCAATGACCACGTGTTTAACGGGGTATTTGATAAAGTTCAATCAGTTGTTGATACTGAAAGAGCATTAGGAAGACTACAAGTACCTGATGTTGTTGCATATAGACAAGTGGCAGAACACTTACAATCACAAGGAGCGCTTAATAATACACAGGAATCTGTTACTATTCCTCCTGCATCTGTACCGAAGACTAAAGCAAAGGACCCTGCTGTTATACAACAAAAGCGTAAAGCTGCAGCTGGGACAAGGAAGACTTCAGGTAAAGTTGCTTCTAATCCATCAGAATACTTAGGTATGACCGATGAAGAATTTATGAAGTTAGCTGATGTCTAGTCTTTCTCTTTTAAATGTTTATAGGAGCTTAAAATGGCTTTAGAATATGGAACCGGCGCCGATGGCGCTAGTAATATCGGTGCACAAGCACGTACTGATTTTTACTTTAAGAAAGCGCTCATCAAAGTACGTGACATTCAGTACTTTATGCCGCTAGCTGATGTAAGGGCAATGCCTAAGCATCATGGTAAGACAATTAAGCAAGATGTGTATCAACCACTACTAGATAGTCTTAACGTATCAGACCAAGGTCTTGATGCAGCAGGACTGATTCTTACTCAAGGTAAGTGGAAAGGTTACACTGGTCAAGGTGCTGAAGTAACTGGTGGTACAGGTTGGGTTGCTGCTACAGCAACAGCAGCAGGTTACTTTGGTACTGAAGTACAAGCTTTAGCACATGCTACTGCTGATATTTCACTTGAGCTTGGTGGTAACATTTATGGTTCATCAAAAGATATTGGTGTTATCATTGATCGTCTACCAGCGTTAACTGAGAATGGTGGAAGAGTTAACCGTGTCGGTTTTACACGTACACAGATAACTGGTTCACTTATCAAGCAAGGTTTTTTCACTGAGTACACTCAAGAGTCTCTAGACTTTGATTCAGACTCAGAGTTGATGTCACACATCACTGAAGAAATGCTAGTAGGTGCTACAGAGTTAACTGAAGCGCAACTACAGAAGGATTTGATTAATACTGCTACAACTAGTGGTACTGTTCAATATCCTGGTGTAGTAACTACTAAAGCTACTGTAGCTGCAGTTGCTGATTATGATGACCTAATGACTTTATCTATTGCCTTGGACAACAACAAGACTCCAAGAACAACTAAGATAATCTCAGGTTCTCGTATGACTGATACTAAAACTATCCAGGGTGGACGTGTTATGTACATTGGACCAGATTTGATTCCTCTAGTACGTAAGATGACTGATATTTCTGGTTCAGGTGTTGGTTCAGGTTTTGTTGGTGTAGAAAAGTACGCTGACGCTACTACAATTATGAATGGTGAGATTGGTTCAGTAGACCAGTTCCGCTTTGTTGTAGTTCCTGAAATGCTTCACTCTGAAAAAGGTGGTGCATCTGATGTTGCAATTTATCCTATGCTTTGTGTTGGTGATGGTTCATTTACTACTATTGGTTTCCAAACTGATGGTAAGAGCCTTAAGTTCACTACTACACATAAGAAGCCAGGTAAAGAAACTGCAGACGTAAACGACCCTTACGGTGAAAAGGGTTTCTACTCAATCAAATGGTACTATGGCTTCATGGCTCTACGCCCTGAACGTCTAGGAATCATCTGGACTAAGAAAGCTTAATTTGAGTTTTCTTATCTTCTCCACATACTACGTATGTGGGGAAGATTTTTAAAAGGAGATATTATGACAATTGAAGAAATGACATCCAAACAGATTAGTGACGAATTAAGTACTCACGGTGTAACTATGCACTTTAATAGTAAAAGAGAAAAATTAGAAGAAGCTTTAAATGCCGTTAAAAGCGGTGATGTAATGACTACTGCTAAAACTAATATAGCCCCAGAATCAAGTAAGATAAGAATAACTGAAGAAGAATTAATTGCTAATGATTTTAAAGTTAATGGTGTTGAATTAGAAGGCATGAGAAACTTACATGCAATGAAACTTATTAGAGTTATTGTAAGGTCTAATGACCCTCTTAAGCGAGAGTCTGCTGGTGAAATCTTTACTGTAGGTAATAAAACAATTAATGACGGAAAGTCTGTTAAAAAGTATATTCCTTACAATAATGAAGATGGTTGGCATATACCTAATATGTTGTATGACCATCTTAAAGCTGCAGAGACTCAAATCTTTGCTAAAGTTACTCGTAACGGTCAAGACTTTATGGAACCTAAAAATATTAAAGCTTTTAACATTGAAGTACTTCCTCCATTGACTGAAGAGGAAAGACAGACATTACAAGTAAAACAAAAAGCAACTGGATCAGTAGGATAATACTATGGCATTAACCCAAGCAAATTTAACACAAGGTAGC